CGTCTGGACACCCAGATCATGGCGCTCAAGAACGTCATAAAGCGAGCTCGGGAAGAGAGCGATATCGACACGGAAACCGAGGCGCAGCAGCGCCTTACCACTGCATTGTGGGAGCAGCAGAAGCTGCTGGAGACGGAGCGGCAGGCCAAAGAACAACCCGTTGTGCAGCCACAGGCACAGGCTCCGCAGGCTGCTCCGCGTCAGCAGCCGCAGATCGACGTCAAGGCCGAGGAGTGGGCAGAACAGAACCCGTGGTTCGGTAAAGACATCGTCATGACCAACACCGTCCGCGGTATTCACGTCGAGCTGGTCAAAAATGAAGGATTTGACCCCTCGTCAGATGAGTACTATGATGAGATCAATCGAAGAATGCGTAACTTATTTCCGCAGCGGTTTCAGGGGGCACAAAATGCCCGAGAAGAAGCTGCGCCACAAACCAACAGGAACACCCGAACCGCGTCAACGGTTGCTCCTGCTACCCGGCCATCTGGGGTTAATTCTACAGCGCGCCGCATGATCAAGTTGAAACCTAGTGAGGTTGCAATTGCGAAGAAACTAGGGGTACCACTTGAAGAATATGCCAAATACGTTAAAAGGTGATCACACATGAGCGATAACGATACTTTAGTACCTAAGCTGTCCCGTACTCCTCGCAGTGGCGAATCTCGCGAAAAAACTGCGCGTCGTAAGCCATGGGCCCCACCTTCCCGTCTGGATGCACCTCCTGCTCCCGATGGGTACAAACACCGCTGGATCCGGCGAGAAGTCGCTGGGCACGATGACCGAATTAATGTCTCCGGCAAATTGCGCGAAGGCTACGAGCTTGTTAGAGCCGATGAATACCCTGAGTTTCAGGGCGGTTCACTGGATGACGGCAAGCATGCTGGCGTGATTAGTGTAGGCGACGTGGTTCTGGCCAGAATCCCGGAAGAGACAGCGGAAGAACGTAGAGCGCATTATCAACGTCGTACCCATGATCAGTTACGAGCTGCGGACAATGATCTCTTGAAGAATAATGTTCACTCTTCAATGCGGATCAATGCTCCCGAACGGCAATCAAAAACGACTATCGGTGGGCCCCGCGATGGGACCAACGATTAACCCCTAATATAGGAAAAGTATCATGGCAAATGTAGACAAAGCGTTTGGTCTGCGTCCCCTTGGCAACTTGTCCGCAACTGGTGCTCAGAAGCAGTATGGCTATGAGATCGCAGATAACCAGTCCGGCGCAATTTATCAAGGTGATCTGGTCACCCTCTCAAGCGGCTACGTCGTAAAATACGATTCCAGCCTGCATACCGCAGCGTTGGGCGTATTTAACGGCTGTTACTACACCGATCCCACCACTGGCAAGCCGACGTGGAAGAACTTCTATCCGGGTTCGGTCAACATCACCTCCGGCGTGATCACTGCAGACGTGTTGGATGATCCCAACCAGCTGTATCTGATTCAGGCTGATGAGGACGTTGTGCAGGCTGATATTGGCCTCAACGCCAACATCGCCTATGCAGCAGGCAGCTCCACGACAGGTGTATCTGGCACTGAGCTCGACTCTTCCACCATCGCCAACACGGCTACTTTGGTGCTGAAGGTCGTCGGCTTTTACAATGCTCCCGGCAACGAACGTGCTGTAAATAACGTCGATGTCGTGGTTAAAATCAACACTCACCTGTATGGCAGCACTGGTGTTGCCAATACCGCGCCTTAATAGGAGTTGACCCATGGCTATTTCACGCGCCCAACTCGTAAAAGAACTTGAGCCCGGTCTGAACGCACTGTTCGGTCTCGAGTACGCTGGTTACGAGAAAGAACACGCCGAAATCTACGACATCGAATCCTCTGATCGTGCATTCGAAGAAGAGGTAATGCTGTCCGGTTTCGGTGAAGCCCCGGTCAAGACGGAAGGTGCAGGTGTTGCTTATGACAATGCACAGGAAGTCTACACCGCTCGCTACACCCACGAGACCATCGCTCTGGCGTTCTCGCTGACGGAAGAAGCTGTAGAGGACAACCTCTACGACCGCCTTTCCGCCCGCTACACCAAGGCACTGGCCCGCAGCATGGCCCAGACCAAGCAGATCAAGGCTGCTGGCGTACTGAACGGCGCTTTCACCACCTCTGTCGGTGGCGACGGCAAGCCGCTCTGCGCTACAGACCACCCGACTCTGAGCGGTCCGGACCTTCGCAACGAGCTGGCAGTTTCTGCTGACCTGTCCGAGACTTCTCTGGAACAGGCTCTGATCGATATCGCTGCGTTCATCGATGAACGTGGTCTGAAAATCGCCATTCAGGGCACGAAACTGATCATCCCGAAGGAACTGATGTTCACCGCTGATCGCATCATGAAGTCCACTCTGCGCGTAGGCACGGCAGACAACGACATCAACGCGATCCGCAATATGGGCATGATCCCGCAGGGATACACCGTCAACCACTACCTGACCGACCCGGACGCATGGTTCATCAAGACCGATGCCCCGAACGGCATGAAGATGTTTGAACGTGTGGCCATCAAGACTGGCTTCGAAGGTGACTTCGATACCGGCAACGTGCGCTACAAGGCCCGTGAACGCTACAGCTTTGGCTTTAGCGATCCGCGTGGCATCTTTGGCTCGCCGGGCACCCCGTAAGGTGCTTGAAAAAGGGGGACTTCGGTCCCCCTTTTTTTTTCTGGCATTTGCTGTATAGTCTCACCAACCCCCGAAACATTTGGGGAAGCAGACGGCCGGGGCCGACGTCATGCAGACTGCTTCCCATAACTCGCATGAGAGGATTCTCCGATGAGCACGACGACCTTTTCCGGTCCTGTTGTTTCCCAGAATGGTTTTGTAGGCGCCGTGACCGGCGCAGTCACTGGCTCGGTCGTTGCCACGACCGTAACCGCCACAGGTGTCCTGAGTGCTACCAGCACGGCTAACGTGATTGTGATCCCCACGGCGGATCCGGGTGTTGCTGGGGCCATTTGGAATGACGGCGGCACCCTGTCTATTTCTGCCGGTTAATCCCCACTACTTGAGGGAGACACCAAATGAGTTTCAGTAATCTTAGCTCTGTCACCAAAACGGCAGACGCCTCGGCGATTGTGGGGCGCACCCGAGTTATTGGGGTGTACTACACTTGTACCAGCACGGCGGCCTCCTTCTCGCTGAAGGACGGCACTACCTCGTCGGGTACGGCCAAGCTGACGCTGTATACGCCCGCTTCGGCGGGCGGATACGACCTCATTATCCCCGACATGGGGATCTTGTTTGAGGATGGCGTATTCATCGACGTGGCCAGTGCTGAAGTGACAAGCGTTACTTTACTGTTCGAAGGCGGAGCTGCTGCCTAATGGCGGAAAAGCGCAAGGGCATGGGAATCAAGACTTCGGTGAAGTCGGGTAATTTCCGTCCCACCAAGTCCGGAGCGGGCATGACGGCGAAGGGCGTTGCGGCGTACCGCAGGGCCAATCCCGGCAGCAAGCTCAAGACTGCGGTGACCGAGGACAAGCCCTCCCCTGCGCGAGCCAAGCGGCGCAAGTCATTTTGCGCACGTTCGGCCGGCCAAATGAAGCAGTTCCCTGAAGCAGCAAAAGACCCGAACAGCCGGCTTCGGCAGGCGCGACGTAGGTGGAAATGCTGATGGCAGCTAAACGTGGGCTATATGCCAACATCAACGCAAAACGGGAGCGCATAAAAGCCGGATCGGGTGAAACCATGCGCAAGCCCGGTAGTAAAGGCGCCCCGACGGACGCCGCGTTCAAAAAGTCGGCAAAGACAGCTAAAAAGAAGCAAACCAACCAAAATAAAGCGAGGTAGGTGACATGGCAGGTCGTGGAATGGGCGCAGCCACCAAGGGTGGCGGATGTGTGGAAAGCGGGAAGAAGAACCGGATGATTTCCGAAACCAGCAAAACTACAGGCCCTGTGATGATGAGCAAGGGCGGCATGGCCGACAAAAAAGGCCGCGCTATGAAAAAGGCCGGAAAGGATGCTATGGGCCGCGGCATGATGGGCGGCGGCATGGCCAAAAAGTACCGCAAAGGCGGCATGGCGTGTGACTGATGGCGACTTCAGGAACGACGGACTTCAACCTCAGCATAGACGATCTTGTTGAGGAGGCGTTTGAGCGGTGTGGCATGCGGATGACCGCGGGCTACCAGCTTTCGTCTGCCCGTCGTTCCTTGAACTTGCTGTTCCTTGACTGGGCGAACAGGGGACTAAACCTCTGGACCATCGAGGAAGCCACCTATCCGCTGGTACAGGGCAGCCGAGAGTTGACCCTTCCGACCGATACGGTGAATGTGCTTTCAGCTGTTATTCGATTGAACCAGCAGGGGCAGCAGACGGATATCACGATTGATCGCATCAGCCGGGAAGACTATCTGGACCTGCCAGACAAGTTGACTCAGGCGCGCCCCGCTCAGTTTTATGTCCAGCGGGCCAACCCCACCAAGGTCTTTTTATATCCTTCGGCAGACCAAATTTACACTTTCGTGTATTACCGAATCCGTCGTATTCAGGATGCGGGTGGGTACAGCAATACCACTGACGTGAACTTCCGCTTCCTGCCCTGCCTTGCTTCCGGGTTGGCGTACATGTTGTCCTTGAAGTATGCGCCGGAGCGGACTGGGGCTCTCAAGCAGATCTACGAAGAGGACTTCCAGCGCGCTGCGTTGGAGGACCGTGACACCGCAAGCATTCATCTCACTCCGGATTTTGGGGTGTGAGATGGCATTTGCAACAGGCAAATTCTCATACGGCCTTTGCGATTACTGCGGGCAGCGGTATCGGTATACGGTCTTGCGCAAGAACTGGCGGGGATTCATGGTATGCCCCGACGATTACGAGCCGAAAGAGCCGCAGCTGGATCCACTCCATTATCAGGGCGATGCAATCGCGCTGCGGGATCCGCGCCCTGACCGCATCGAGCCTGTGGTAGTGTATTTGGGCGTCCCTGCAGACTCTGCGTTCCAGAGCATCGGCAGCGCCTCCAATACCGTGAACATGCGTCCGTTCCCGCAGCAACAGGCTGTACAGGGAGTGGGCTCCGTGGGCCGCGTGACGATAGTGGTGAGCTGATGACATACGACGAGCTGGTTACAAACATCCGCAACTACACCGAGGTGAACGCCAATGTGTTCACCAACGCGGTGATCAACACGTTCATCACTATGGCCGAGAACCGGATCCTCCGTGACATTGATTTGGACGTGTTCAAGAAAGAGTCCACTGGTAGCATGACCAGCGGCAACAAGTTCCTGACCGCGCCAACTGACATCTTGACGCATCGATACATGATGGTCTCTGTGGATGGCGAGCAGGTCTTTTTGGATTTCCGCGACACGTCCTTCATGAAGGAGTACTGGGCGGACGGCACTGATCTTGGCGTCCCGAAGTATTACTCCGTGTGGGACCAGAACACGTTCTATGTTGCGCCGACGCCGAACTCCAATTACTCGGTCGAGCTGGGGTATATCTACCGACCGGCGCAGCTTTCTAGCACCAATCAGAACACGTGGATCAGCATCAATGCGCCCGAGGCGCTGCTGTACGCTTGTCTGATTCAGGCCTACAGCTACACCAAGGGGCCGACCGAGATGCTGAACTTCTTCACGGCCAGCTACCAGCAAGCCATTCAGGGGCTGGGCATCGAGCAGCAGGGCCGCCGTCGCCGCGATGAGTACCGAGATGGTATGATTCGTCTACCGATCAAATCAGAATCTCCGGGACCGTAAAGTATGTTCAGTATCGTAACAGGCGCAAAACTAGGCGACGTCAAAGCGACGATGGTATCCGGCAGGGGCTTTACCCCGGAGGAGATCGCTGAGCAGGCGCTGAGCAAGATTGTCTCTATCGGCGGTAACTGCCACCCGGTAATCCGCGATCAGGCAGAGGCGTTTAAAAACGAAATTCGTGGCGTGCTGGTGCACTACATGAAACAGGCGGTGCGGTCCAACCA